ACCTGAGATTGTAAAAAAGTGGGAAGAAGCGTTTTCAACGATAGTTAGGAAGTATTACTAATGGCTGGCAGTCGCACCCTTAAACTTACGATACTTGGCGAAGTTGACAATCTCAACAAATCGCTGAAAACGGCGTCAGGCGACGTTGACACATTTGGCGACAAGGTTGGTAAAGCTGGCGTTGCCATTGGTAAAGCATTCGCCGCAGCTGCGGCCGCCGCTGGTGCTGCCGCAATTGCCATTGGAATCGAAGGCGTCAAAGCTGCTATTGCTGACGAAAAAGCACAAACACAATTGGCCTTGGCCTTAGAAAATGCCACAGGTGCAACACAGGCACAAATCAAGGCAACCGAAGATTCAATCCTGCAAATGTCATTGGCAACTGGTGTTGCTGACGACGAGCTACGTCCAGCTTTAGGTCGTTTGGTTAGATCGACTGGAGACATTACAAAGGCACAAGATTTACTGGCAACGGCACTTGACATTTCAGCGGCGACGGGTAAGCCAGTCGAAGCCGTGGCAAATTCGCTTTCAAAGGCATACGACGGCAACACGGCTGCCCTTGGCAAATTAGGTGTTGGCCTATCAACAGCTGAATTAAAAACAATGTCATTTGAAGAAGTGCAAGGTCGTTTAACTGAATTGTTTGGCGGTGCAGCCGCTAGAAACGCTGATACTTACGCGGGAAAGATCGCACGCGTTCAGGTGGCTTTTGATGAAGCAAAAGAAACTGTCGGCGTTGCATTGCTGCCAATTCTTGACACACTTTTGAAATTTATTAACGAAAACGCATTGCCGGCCATTAACGCCTTTTCAGCAGCGTTTAGCCTTACCGAAAGCGACGGTTTTGGAAAAATCGTTTCAGACGTTGGCACGACATTAAAGAAAACATTTACACCAATCATTGAAGCCGTCAAGGACGTTTTTGATAGTGTAAAAACTGCGGTCATGAATAGCAAGGACGAGTTTGCTTCGTTTTGGGAAGTTGTCAAATTTATTGCGCCATTGGTCGGAAAAGCAATTGGTGGTGCATTATCAACAATCGGTGACATTGCCGAAGTGGTCATTACGATCATTGGCAAGGTATTGGGTGCAATCAAACCAGTTTTGAACTTTGCTATTGACGGAATCAATGCAGTCATTACGGGAATCAACTTAATCAAGCCAGGCGCAGACATTGGTAAAATTCCAAAGATCGGCACGCCTTCAACTGGTACGGGTGCACTGGGCAATTATTCAATGTCAACGGGTGCAGTTTCAACAACACCAACGAGCACGGTTTCAACCGCTGGCGTGACAACTGGCACGACTGCCCCGACTGGCGGCGGTGGCATTGCCGGGGTTGTTGCTTCGGCTGCGTCAGCTGCTAACAACATTGTGACGGGCAGTTTTAACGCTGGCAGTTTCCGTCAAGCCGAAGGCGGTAGCGGTACAACAATTAACCTGACAGTTACAGGCGCGTTTGATAAAGAGGGAACAGCCCGCACAATTGTCGAGACCTTAAACAATAGCTTCTATCGCGGCACAGGTGGCGCAAATAACCTGCAACTAGCATGACGCAGTGGAATCCAATCTGGCTGGTTGAAATTGACGGCGTTGAATACACTGACGCCGTTTTAGCCAATCTTGTCATTCGCAGTGGTCGCACCAACATCTATGAGCAAGCGCAGGCTGGCTACGTCAACATTCAGTTGATCGACGTCAACCAAACCGCGATCCCAGTATCTATAAACTCAACAATTGGCGTTTCAATAAAAAACACATCAGGCGCATTTGTGCCTATTTTTGGCGGCAATGTCGTTGACATTGGTTTAGAAGTGCGTGACGTCGGTTCGACCATGTTCACGCAGACTTACAACATAACAGCATTGGGCGCATTGGCACGTTTGCCGAAATACATTTACACCGACGCGCTTGCGCGTGATTTTGACGGCGACCAAATTTTTGAAGTTTTATCACAGGTTTTGTTTCAAACATGGGCTCAAGTGCCTGGGGCATTGACTTGGGCAACATACGATCCAACGATAACTTGGGCAAATGCGGGCAATACTGGACTTGGCGAAATAGATCGTCCAGGCAATTACGACTTGTCGGCGCGTGGTGGTGGTTCAGACCCGATCGACGCTTATTCGCTTGTCGCAGCATTGGCAACATCTGGACTTGGCTATTTGTACGAGGACGCACAAGGGCGCATTGGTTATGCTGATTCAACCCACCGCACGCAATACCTACAAGCAAACGGTTATGTCGATCTTGACGCCCGCCATGCTCGCGCCGCTGGTTTGCGCATTGATACCCGCGTCGGAGATGTACGCAATGCAATAACAATCAAATACGGCACAACCAGTCAGAATGACGTGTCAGACAGCGATCCAACGTCAATTGCTTTGTACGGCAATCTCAGCCAAGTCGTTACAACAACATTGCACGATTCAGCTGACGCGACTGCACAAGCTGCGTTTTATTTGTCATTGCGCGCCAACCCACAACCGATCTTTAGCTCGATCTCTTTTGACTTGACAAATCCTGAAATTGACAATGCCGACCGTGACAACCTAATCAACATTTTTATGGGTGAAGCAATCGCCTTGCAAAATTTGCCCTTAAACATGAATTCGGGCACTTTTCAAGGCTTTGTTGAAGGCTGGTCGTTTCAAGCTTCTTACAATCAACTTTCGGTCACATTGCTTTTATCGCCGCTGGCTTATTCGTTGCAGGCTATGCGCTGGAATGACGTGCCAGTGACCGAAACATGGGCAAGCGTGTCGCCGACTTTAGACTGGGCAAATGCCACAATAGTGGCTTAGAAAAGGGGAACAAATGGCAAATCCAACAACCAATTATGGTTTTGTGTTACCAACGTCAAGCGACTTGGTTACTGACTTACCTGCCGATTTTGACGTTGCACTACAAGGGGTTGACACACGACTAAAAGCATTAAACCCTGAAACAACATTGGGCGACATTTCTTATGCTTCAGCAACTGCAAACACAAATACCCGGCTAGGCATTGGTTCAACAGGTAACGTTTTAACCGTTTCAGGTGGCGTTCCGACATGGGCTGCACCAAGCGCAGGCGGCGGTTTGACTTTACTTTCAACAACAACAATGACAGGTTCAAGCGTCACAGTCAGTTCCATTTCACAAAGTTACAAAAATCTTTTCATTTACATTAAGGACGTTACTTCACCCGCCGTTGGCGCAGTGACTTTAAGACTTAACGGAGTTTCAACAAGCAATTACACAGATCACCGAATTTATTATGCAGCAGCAGGTGTACAAGCCGATTTTACAACTGGGACAAGTTTGTTTTTAAACAACTCAAATTCAAACACAGCTGCCAGCGGTAAATTTGCCGCATTGATTACAATTCCAAGGTATACAGATACATCAATGATGGACTTGGACATTAGATCATCTGGGCGTGATGCTACGGCAGGCATTTTGATTTCGTACAATCTTGGACGCTTTGAAGCAGCAGCGGCCGTTTCTTCAATTACTATAAATCATGCAAGCAGCTTTTCAACGGGCACAATGTACATTTACGGAGAGAGCTAATGACTACACCACAAATCAAAATCGTCAATGCTGAAACAGGCGAAGAAGTAATCCGCGACATGAATGAAGCGGAATTGGAACAATTTGAGATTGATCAATTAGCCATTCGAACAAAGGAAGCAGCAAACGCAACAAAGGCTGCTGAAAAGGCTGCCGTTTTAGCAAAATTAGGTTTGACCGCTAAGGAAGTGGCGGCATTGTTGTCATGACTTATCCTGACGGGACAAATGCACGTTTGATTGAAGTCGCCGCAGCTGAAGTTGGCACGGTCGAAGAAGGCGACAACCTGACAAAATACGGCAAATTTACAAAGGCTGACGGTTTGCCATGGTGCGGTTCGTTCGTCAATTGGTGTGCTGCACAAGCTGGGGTCAAAATTCATTCAGTTGTATCCACTGCCATTGGTGCACATAAATTTAAAGAAACAAACCGTTGGTCACATTTGCCAAGTTTAGGCGCATTGGCCTTTATGGACTTTCCACACGACGGCGTTGATCGCATTTCACACATTGGCATTGTTATTGATTTTGAGCATGGCAATGACATTGTGACTTGCATTGAGGGCAACACATCTGGCACAGGTGATCAGCGCAATGGCGGCATGGTTATGATCAAGCAACGATCATTGAAGAATGACATTGTCGGTTTTGGTCTGCCAAAATTTGTGCCATACAAGGGCGAATACCCAAAAATTGAATTGCCTGCAAAAGTAGTTAAACCAAAAAAGGAGACAAAAAAATGGATAAAGCCAAAGCAATAGCAGCTTCATGGGGACGCTCGTTTTTAGCTGCCGTTTTGACGCTTTACATGGCTGGCGTAACTGATCCAAAAGCCTTGCTTATGGCAGGGAGTGCAGCTATTGCACCAGTCGTTTTGCGCTACTTAAACCCAAATGACAAAAGTTTCGGAGTTACTGGGGAATGACGCCGACCGAATGGGCGGCGGTTGTTACATGCTGCATTGGTGTAGTGGCCGCCGTCT